ATGTTTGCATTTGAATCCTCCAAATAGCGGCCACATTGCTTATGCACCCGCCGTTCTGCATGCATCTCCGGATTGATTCGCTCCCAAAATATGGAAGCCGACCCACTCTGTTTTCTTATGCCCCAAATCTTTGGGTTAAAACGTCCAAGGGCATGGGTCGCAATCTGATCAGCTGTGACCTTTACGCTATTACCCTTTTGAACTGCTTCAAAAAATTCCTGACCGGTCAATGTGCCGGCTGGGTCCAAACCTGATATTTTTTTTGCCATTTTAAATTGTGTTTAAATCATAATTTACGATCGAATCCGTCCTCAGTAATGCGTACCTGTCCATCTTCCGTCACACGCAGATCGTCAATGAAGAGACTGCCCGAATCGATGGTCTTGAAAGTGATGTTGAACGTCACGCTCGCACCTGCCGAGAGTGGCTTGAGCTTTACAAAAGAATCCATCTTGGAGTAATAGCACAGCGCCGTTCGCCCTTCCACGAATCCGAGCTCGACAGGCTCAGTTATCGTTGCCTGGTGAAAGAGCGCATCGTAATTGTCATAGAACTCACTCCTCGTGTCAGCCATCATGGTGCACTCGAATGTGATGTCCTTCGACTTTCCGACCGGCGTGAATCCGGTGCCGGCCAATTGGCCGGTCATGCGCTCTATTCTCCTGGTAAGCCCTTCCTTGATCATGGGCGCCTTAAGGGCCGTGTGGTACACCTTTTGGATGATAATGCCAAAGAGGGACAGGTCCAGCCCGTTGATGGTCACGTGCGATTGATTCGGACGGGCTGACACCGGTTGCGTTGAAAGACCGAAGACCTGCAACGGATCATCCATCATAAAGTCCATTGTTATGTATCCGGCTTTCTTCCCGCCAGCGGCAAGGCCGTGCCTATGTTCGTATGCCGGGCATCCGAGATAACGAAGCGTGAAGGTCTTGTTAAAATCCCTCATGTAAATATTCCGGTAACCAGGCATCATCATGATCGAATAGAAGCTGTCAAGATTGTACATGAATTCCGCTGTCGATGGGGCACTCAGATAAAACTGGACGGTAACCTTCCTTTCACTGAAAAATACTTCAGACAAGTCTACGTCCAATCCTTCGAGCTCGAACCAATCATTCTGTGCCGGCTCTTTCCTTTCTGGAAAAGTCAACAGATCATTGTCCCCTTCCCTTAGGATGAACATCCCAAAGTCCGAAATATCTATTCCATCTATGATGCAAGCTCCTTTCATCATTTTATCTCATTTTTAATCCACGTACAGCAATATCGTCGATAGCATTGGCCATTTTGTCCATATTTGTTTCCATCGTCTCAAGCAGACGGCAATAAGCAGTGTTTTCCTCGATGGCATCCAGAACAGTATTGATCATCCGCATGATGGCCAGCTCATCCCGCTGCATGTTGCGCATCTCGGCCAACATACTACGCATGGCCAGCACCCCACCGGACAACTCGCTAATTGATTCCTGCGAAGCGGTCGAGACTCCCTTGGATGTGCCGGTACGCTCTGATGTAGGACTGAAAAAGTCGTAACCTAATGCCTTGCCTTGTTCTTGCATTTGCTTCATGCCTGTATTGTAAGCATCAAGTCGCCCTTTATACGTACTGTCGAACCACATTAGGTCATCGACGATCGAACCGTCACCTCCAATGGCGAAGCTATCTTTGAATCGCTTGCCGAGTTCATCAAACAGATCACCGAAAGCAGCCGCAAAAATGAGTTGTGCAATGATATCCTCGATGGTCTCTGTCACCTTGCCGTGAAAATCATCGATGGCATCGTAAACATCGCCGTTGCGAAATGCTTCCACCAGTGAATCAGACAACTTGGTACCAAGATCACCGGCCAATTCGGTCAGGGCGGCGTTCATCTCCTCCTGGGCTTCCTTGGCCTTGGTCTTGATCTCCTCCCAGTTGTCCACCATGGCCTTGGTGGTCGCATCTAATTTGTCATAGTCCTGAAGTATTTTAGGATTCAGGGACATGTCGTCCATGATAACCTTGCCATAGGTTTCCTTCAGGGACTTGAAAACGGGAACAACCTTAGTCGTGGCCGCACCAACTGCGGCACCGATAGCCGCGCCAATAAGACCACCGACAAGTCCGACAACGGCAGTACCAACGACCGGAATGATCGAACCAACGGCAGCACCAACGGCAGCACCGGCACCGGCACCCTTCGCAATATTCCCGCCGCTTATTACTTTTTTCGTTCCTGTCTGAACCTTACCCGACTCCATGTCTTTCGAGTAATCATTCAGTTCCTTCATAGCTGTCATGTACTGCTTGACAGAAGCCATGACTTTTGCATACGGATTCTCAACACCGAAGATGTTACTCTGCTGATAGGCTTCCTGCTCAATGCGTGCCATACGTGCAGCCTGCTGAGACTCTTTGATGGCGGCGGTCCACTCGTCCTGTTCGGCCTTGTTGGCCGCGATCTGATCAGCGACCATGGAATATAGATCAGCAAGTCCACTGATGCCGGCACTGATCTTATCCATCGTCGAGGACGATTTCTTGAACGAGGTCATGATGTCGTCAGCGCTGGAGGTGACGCCAGTTAGGATGTCACCTATCTCGCCCAAGGCTCCACCCGTTTTCGACAGGGAAGACCCAAGTTTGGACAACGACTGAACCAGAGCGGCAATCTCCTCCAGCTTGCTGACATCAAGGTCTTTCAGCGTCTGATCAAATTCGTCGAGCGACAGCTTGGCACTCTTAATGTCGCGTCCCAATTCAGGTGTCGGAGTTGACTTATATTGCGCCTCGAGCAATGCCAGGCGTTTGACAGTGGCGTCACGCTCAGCCTTGACCAGGTCTTTTTGCCGGTCGGCCTGGAACAGGTATGTCTTGTCGGACATCTCGATGCGACGCTTTTCGATATCAAGTTCGAAATCAATGTTCTTCATGGCTTCGTCACGACGTGCGCGAGCGCGATCCTGGAATCGTTGGTTTCGCAGCGTGTTCAGCTGCTCTTCAGTTGCACCTTCCTCAGTCGCCTTGAGTATGATATCATCGTAATAGTTCTCGATGGACGTCAGGTTACGGTCGAGCTCACCTTGAAAATTGCTTTTTGCATCGGACATGATGTCCGCCAGTGCACGATCGGCAACCTCGTTGATGGATGTAACTTTGGCCTGATATTGCTGTTCGATGGCCGTTCCAAGCTCCTTATTCTTGTCACGTTGCTCAGTAGCCGGCTTACCGGTTACCTCCTCAAGCTTGCCAATGGCGATCAGGTCTTTTTCCAGTTGTGTCTTTTGTTTTTCAAAATCGGACTTGGCGTCAGCCAGACGATTCGACCGACCGTTCTTGATGGCCGCTGCACGCGCTGCCTCAATCTTGGCGTCGTAGTCCAAGGACATCTTGGTAAGCGAATCATTGGCATTGAGAAGTTTCTCGGCGGCCGTCTTGGCCTTGCTGTCATTCCCCTTTATATCAAAAAGCGCAACTTTGGCCGTCGCATTCTTATAATTCTTGATGGCGTCTTTCCATTTTTTGGTGCCGACTTCCTTGTCGGTCATTGAATTGATCGTAGCCAGGTAATTTTTTTGCATCTGTTCCCAATAGGGCTTCGTGCCAACGGACATGTTCTTGACCGTTTTGAAATACTCCAACTCAAGCCACTTATTTGCTTCATCCGTTTCATAAAGGGCCGAAGTGATCAATCCATTCACTTTTTTGAGAGCATCTTTCATTCCGGTCTCTGCTTCCTTAACCGCTTTAGTCTTGGATGAGTTCGTAACATCTGTTGTTACCGAAGTTCCTCCATATTGTGGGGCTGATGTGAATTCGACGGTATCAGGCATGCTTTGTGCCTTCAACATTTTGTCCAGTGCCTTCTTATATATTTCAGCGGCAACATCCATCATAGCGGCAGCTTTTGCCCTCTTGATGACGGAATCAACAAAAGTGTCTGCGTGACGAACAAACATGTTTTCGGCTTCGTCAACACTACTTACTTGAACTCCCAACTCTTTAAATGCGTCAGCATTCTCCAGAATGAATTTCTCTTTAGCCTTCAAATCATCCCCAAGCTTGGCATATTCGGTCTGAAGTCTTTTGAACTTCACAATTGGTTCTACAGCACTTTCGGCCGCTTTTTGGCTTATATCGCGAATGATTTGCGCAGATTCGCTGGCTTGTTTATTGTATTTGCTCATCAAATATATTACACCACCGATAGCGGCCGACACGCCGAGTGTCAATACAGCCATTAGGGCAGCGGCAGCGGCTGTTGACACACCCAACGACACGGCCAACCTTAAATTTGCAGCGGTAAGCAAGTTCTTGGCTTTCGTAAAATACATTGCATAAAATGCACCCTGCTTATCAACCAGGTTATAAGCTTCCTGAAGTCCAATCGTGATGGCTATCATAGACTGAAGGCGCGCCTGTACCTTTTCCATTTCCTCTGACTTGCCATTAAACAGGCCCATAACACCAACGCCTGCCGTCAATGCACCAGAAAGACCGGTCACACCCTGCACAAGACCCTGGACACCGCTTTTATCCTGACCGGCAAAACGTACTGCTGCTGATTCGGAGGCCAGTCTTTTATACAAATCCTCAAGAGCTCTGTATTCTTTTGTGTTCTCCTTTCCCTCGAGTCGAAGCTTGATCATTTTGTCACGTAGGCCTTCCATCTGTTCGGTCAGCCGTCGCGATGAAATTTGGAGTTCGTCCTGTTTGACTTTCATCCGATCAAGGTCCACAACAGCTCCAGAATATTGTTTTCGGGTAGCCTCCAGTTCCTTGGAAAGGGCATCCTTCTGCTTTCCGCCATCCATGCCGTCATACGCCTTCTGCATGCTGTCAAGGTCCGTCTTCAGATTCTTGACAACGTCTGATTGCTGCTTGACCGATTTTCTTGCCTGGTCAAACGCATCCTTGGTGGCCAATCCCAGTCCGGACATTTTCGCGAACGTACTCTCAGCTTCAGAACCGGTATCACCCAGGGCATCCACGATCACACGTTGCTCCTCCTTGAGCGAATCCATGGCAGGAGAACCGCCCTTTCCTGCCGCCTGTGTTTTTTTGATGGCCTGCTCAACCAGCCGGTACTGTTGAACCATGGTTGCCACCACGGCGTTGATCTTCTCGGCATCCACACGCATGGTGACCAGTTCGGCACTGGCCTCGGTGAGCATCTGCCGGAGGTTTCCGATCCTTGCCATAGTTGCATCCACCTGGGCGGCGTCAACCCCCGTCGTTGATTTGACCGACGCCCGCTTTTCGAGTTGATCAAGCGCCTTGTTGATCTTGTCGATGGTGATGAGTTGCCGCTGCACTTGCGCCTCCAGCTCGCGCGTGGCCTTGTCAGAAGCCGCACCGATGCCGTTCACACCCTTGGAGGCTTTTTCAGACTCCTCGGCAACGTTTTGCTTCATCCTAATTTCAATTTCGACGGGTTCCATAGGTTTTATCTTCCAAGTGTTTGTTTAATGTCTTCAGCCGTTTCGGCCACGGGCACCACCTTTCGGGGAGCGCCTTTGATGTATCTGGGTTGATCGGCCGCCTCCATGAGCAGATTAAGCCAGGAGGTGTCCCACAAAAGCTGATCATGCGTGTACCCGCGCTTGTCCTTAATCTGTCCGATCATTCCCCAAGGGCTATGAAGGCCGTCCGTATAGCCTTTTAACTCCCCTTTTACTCCTGCCCCTGATTCACCTTCCTTGGACTCGTCATCATCTGAGTCTGCAACAAGAAGAATCTGGTAATAGTCAAAAAAAGCTTTTTCTGGTTAAGCCTCTCGATGTGTAGGAATATCTCCACGATCACATCAGGGGGCAAGCTGAGAACCATTTTTTTTACCAACTTGGTAAAGCGCCTGATTCGAATCTTTCCGTTGATCATCGCAAGGGCGATGCATTCGGCCATCGGCTCCAGCGATCGGGCAAGAAAGGCATGATCCTTGAGCATGATCGCATCCTCGATCTGGTTGCTGTCTATGACTCGAGATATCTCCAGTATGGTTCCCGCCCTTAATGATCTGATTGTTATCCTATCCAGTCCCAACAGACGGATACGCACAGGGGCGTGTGGAATCTTAAACCGCACGCCCCTGTCAAGTATTGCATCAGCTGCCGCTATACGTGCGTTAGCGTCCATAGCTTAGTATACCAGGTCGCAATCCCATTCTGCGGAAGCTTGCAAAAGCTTGAACTTCCAGGGGTATTTCTGGACACCGTCCACGCCAAGTCCGGCATTGATGAGTACGAAACCCTTGGCGTTGGGAGCAATCATCGTATCACCGCTTTTCAGGGTGAATTTGATGGCCTTGTTAAGAGTGAGCTTGCGAGCCGACTTATGGAATTTCATGGCCGCATCCACCCCAACTGTGGCTCCTCCGATCAGGTCGACCATTTGGGCGCGGGTCATTTTGATGAATGAACCTTTTGCCGACAGACCCTTTCCGGTGATGTCATAATCTTCCGCCGAGTCGTTCTCGTGTGAGAACACCTCTTTTTCATCGGGATCATCCTCCACGATGGATACTTCGTCGTCACGGAGGGTCAAGGGTTGATCCTCCCAGGTTGCTGTGGCCAGTCCGGCCGCTGTCGTGATAGGGTCCGCAAATGCGATACCGGCTATACGAACTTTCAAAAGAATGTTTTCTGCCATTTTGATTGTTATTTAAAGAGTTTTGAAATGCGTTTTAAAATGTCTTTCCAGGGTAAGAGGAAGTATGCCGCTGCCATAAGACCGATGACAATGACGGTGACAAGCAGGTAGGATGCGTCAGGTGGTTTCTTGGACTCCTTATTGCTGGTGTCCACGGCTGCCGTCTGATGATCGCGCTGGTCGGCCTTGACCTTAATGGATTCCGATTTGTGGTTGTTTGCTTGAAATACCTTGAGAGCATGCTCAACCGTCGCCTTGAGCTCCTCGGTATTGATAAAGGTGATGCGCAGCGGATACTGAGCGCCCAGGGAGTCAGGAGCGGACAGGTAAACATCCACAACTCGGGTAGTGGTACTGTCTAAAGTCCTGTGTTCGGTATTCTCTTTGGTGACTGAGGATGAGTCCACGACAGTGTTTATGGTTGCCTCCACCTTGTTTTCAACTTCCTTACGAATGTTGGTCTCTGAGCGTGAAGTCTCCTTAACGGTCCGGCACGAAAAAAGTACCAGGCTAAGAAGCAGAGTGAATATCAGCCTTGATCTGTTCAATGATCTTTTCATAGTTGTCTGCGTTGATTTTATCGAGTGATTTGACAATTTTGGTATTGATGCTCACCAGACGGCGAACCTCCCCTTTTAGCTCTCCAACGGTTTCAGCAAGGGACGTCATTTGCTCCTCATTGGTCTTCCATTTGTTTTCGAACGTTTCGGCCTGCTCGCGCCACATCTTGACCATCTTGTCCACATTGTCGATTTCGGCGCTGTCGGCCTGCTGGCGGACCACCTCGGCTTGAGCCGTGGCTTGATTGGCCTCGCCTTGGGACTTGAGCTTGAAGGACCTCAGTGTGATGAGCGTAAGGATAAGGCCACCGCCAAACAGCAGATTGAGAATGAGGCTGAGCACCTGGAACCACAAGGGAATTGCCTGGGCGATGTAGGAGGTTTCCATTATAGACCGATTAAGCGAAGCCACTCGGCAACATCGAAGGACGGACAGGCCTTTGAGGCGAATGCGTTATGACCTACGATTTTAACACGGGGGAACCTCTTGTGGAACTCCTTTACAAATTTCTCCATGGCCGCCAGCTGGGCGCTCGTACGAGTATCTTGGGCTGTCTTTCCGGATTTGTCCATCCCGCCCACATAAACTATGTGCCGGCAAACAAGGTTCTTTCCCTCCACTCCATTGGTGATCTCCCACGGATCAACATTCTCATCATCATTGTTGCGCACCAGACGCTCGATGCGACCGTCCAGATGGATCATGTCCGTATAGCCTACCTGCTTCCAACCATGACCCACGGGGGAAGGGGCGGTATGCCAGCGCCGTATGTCGGCACTGCTGACTGCTCGCCCTTCAGGGGTTGCCGTGCAGTGGATAACAAAATACTGGAGCTTAGCCATGATGAGGTGGTTGTTTCCTGCAACAAGGGCGCCCTACGGCTTACGCTTTCAGGCGCCCTCGACACAGATGATGGAGATGGAATAGGTATGATTCGCTTGAGGGATGGTTACTCGGCTGCGCGGGTGATCAGCACATCGTAGCTTTCGGTTGCCAGACCATCGGCGCTCGTCACCTTGATGCTGAGAATGTTCTCGCCTACGGCAAGGTTCTTGGCAGCGGAGGCCACACCGGTGGTAAGGGTCGAAGAGCCGAGCTTGATGACCTGTCCGGCCTGGGCGCGGGTTGCAGTCACCGTAGTGGTGTCCACAGCATTGGCCACGGCCATGGTGTAGGCTTTCGTTTCGGTGTCGAATTCAGGAACCAGGTCACCGGCACCGAAGGCCAGGTCAGCAAGGTCGGTGGAACCGGCTGCCACGGATGCGGCACGACCGTCGTACAGGACGATGTCCTCACCGAACACGATGTTCGTGTCCGCTTTCATCAGCATCTTGAAGAAGTATTTCTCGCCGGCGTTGGTCAGCTTGTCAATCTGGATGGCCTCGGCATCATCAGCCAGGGATACGCCAGCCCAGAAGTTGGAGTCGATGCCGGAATTGGTCACGGCGGCCACGATGACGTCCTTGGGCCAGTCGGCCAAAGGCACGATCTGGATGCCCTTGAAACGTTCAGGGTTCATGTTGGTATAGTCGGCACCCTTCTGCGGCTTGTCGGTCAGCTCGTACTCGTAGCCTTCGGCATCTTCCACGGACATGAAGAATTTCAGGTTCGGGTTTTTCTTGATGGCTTTTGGGATTGCCTTGCGGATCAGCTTCATCTTGGCGATCACGTTGCTCTGGATCAGGGCTTCGGGGGTAGCGATGACGACTACATCAGCGTCAGCCACGATGCGTGTCAGGATGCCGTTGAAATAAAAGCCTTCCCCATCTCCGTACACGCCGTTGATGAAATGGTCACCAAGTTCGAAGTCGACCACCTTGGCCAGTTCAGCCAGCAGCTGGCTCTGGATGTTGGACGGCAGTTCAGCGAACACCAGGTTGCCGGTGGGCTGGAAAGGACGCCAGATGGATTCGAAGGCGCGCGGGTTGAAGGACGTGAAAGCCATCACGTCTTTCGGTTCCAGGTACTTCTCATCGATGTCGAAATTGCCTTTTGAATCAGACTCTACGGGCTGTTCCTTGCGTTTTTGCAACATCTTTCCGGCTTTGAGGCGCGGAATGGAAAATTTCTTGGTCACATTCGGTTGTACGTGGATGTGGCCACCGGCTACGATTTCGTTGCCAGTTGTGGCGCGTACGAGCAATTGCTCAAGTACCTCGCCTGCATAAGCGGAGTTGATATTCACTGCCATGGTCAATTGATATTTTTGGGGTTATTTTTTCTTGTTCTTGTCTTCAATCTCCTTTTGGCGTTTCTGCCAGGGAGTAAGGGCGGTGTCGTCAACGACGGGTTGATTCACCTTTGCCTTGGTAGGCAATGCGCCGAGAGCTTTTTCAGCCATCTCGTAATTGGTCTCGAAAGATGAAACCCAAAAGGCTTTCACGGTTGCCTCAGGCGTTTCGTTCAGACGGCCATCCTTGAGTGCGGCGTCGATCAGGGCGGTCGCTTTTTCCGTTTTGGCGGCCCGGTCGGCCAGTTCAATGGCATCAACCTTGTCCTGGAGAAGCTTTTTTGCATCGCGCTCCTTCTCGAGGTCTTCGCGCAGCGTCACATTTTCACTCATAACAGGGTTCACCGCGTCGATAAAGGCCTGTTCGTTCGCTCCATCGGCGAGTTTCAAAATTTTGGCTAATTCTTTCATTTCTGTATTGTTTTCGTTAGAGGTAAGCAGTTTGAGTCCTGGACAGTCCTGTCCTTCGGAAAGTTCAACAAGGTTGTCATGATCGTCATACAACGCCAGGGCATTTTCGTTCGATCCGATGTCGACGATCGAGGCCTCCTTGATCTTCCATTGAAGATGGGTTTCATACCTCTGTCCTGGCTTGATGTATTGAGGATCATCGGACGATAGGATCGGTCTAAATCCGACTGAGGCCATCCTGTAAGTTCCCGACTCCACCTTGGCGGCAATGGTCTGTGAAAACTCATCCGCATCGAAAACCGGTTCGGCAAGTATCTCCGTACCCTCAATCCGTATGTTTTCCCAATGACCGATTGCAAGGATCGTATCTTTTGTATCCCTATAGGAGCGGTTATGGTTGAACAGCATGATCGGGTTCTTTTTGAACTGATCAAGTACGACTCCGGATGTAAGCATCCAAAAGCCATAGGAGTTTACGCTCTCATCGTGAAGGACAAATGTCTTAGCCATTTTTGTTGGTTTTGACACAAAATAACCGCTGCAAAAACGATCACACAAATAACCTTACAAGGGTTAAAACATTTATTGCAACCCTTGGAAACTTAATTGTCCAACCTCCTTATTACAAATAGCTTCGCCAAAAAAAGAGATGGCAAAGGAACTGACCATACAGCAAAAAAAGGACTGGGCCAAGCTGCTGTTCACACGCGAGAACCTGTCCCAAAAGGAGATTGCCGAGCGCGTTGGCGTATCGGCCCAGACCGTATGCAAATGGGTGAAGGATGGACTGTGGGATGAACTTAAAGTCTCCATCACGATCACCAAGGAAGAGCAGCTGAAGAACCTTTACAGGCAACTCTCCGAGCTGAACAAGGCCATCACGAGCCGTGACTCCGGAGCGAGGTACGCCACCACGGCCGAAGCCGACACCATCTCCAAACTGGCCGGAGCCATCGACAAGATGGAGACCGACATCGGCCTTGCCGACATCATTTCCACCTTCAGGAGTTTCCTTGATTGGATACGCAAGACGGACCTGGCACAAGCACAAGGAATGGCCCCGTTGTTTGATGCATTCATAAAGGACAGGCTGCGATGAGAAAACGATTGACAGCATCGGAAAAGGATGCGATAAGATTGTGGGAAGAGGACCTAAAATCGCTCAGGGAGTCCACACCAATTGACGACAACGAGTCCCACGGCGAGAAACTCAAGCGCATCGCCAGGCTTGAGGCTGACGACGAGGCGTGGTTCAAATACTACTTTCCCCTTTACTACAAATCCGATCCGGCGCTGTTCCACAAGAAGGCGACCAAGAGGATCATGAAAAATAAGCGCTGGTATGAGGTCCGCGCCTGGTCACGCGAGCTGGCCAAGACAACCAGGACCATGTTCGAAAACATGAAGCTTGCCCTTACGGGTGAGGTCAGAAACACGCTGCTCATATCCAACTCCGAATCCAATGCCAAACGGCTTTTGTTGCCTGTAAGAGCCAACCTGGAAGGAAATCAACGCATCATCAATGATTATGGCACACAGCAGAAGCCAGGCAGTTGGGAGGATGGTGAGTTCACGACCAAGGGCGGAGCCTCCTGGAGGGCCATCGGTGCCGGGCAAAGTCCGCGCGGTACGAGGAACGAGGCCTGGCGTACGGACTTTCTTTGGTTCGACGACATCGACACGGATGAGGAGACCCGCAATCCGGACCGCATCAAGATCAAATGGGAATGGATTGAGCAGGCCGTCATACCGACCCTCTCGGTGTCGGGTGATTATCGTATCCTATTTTGCGGGAACATCATCGCAAAGGATTGTTGCATATCCAGAGCCATCAAGAAAGCCGATTTTCCGGATATCATCAACATCAGGGATAAGAACGGCATGTCATCCTGGGCCAAGAACAGCGAGCAGGACATCGACCGGTTCCTTTCCTTGATCAGCACCGCATCCGGACAGAAGGAATTTTTCAACAACCCCATCTCCGAAGGTGACATCTTCAAGGAAATAACATGGGGAGCGGTACCGCCACTCGAAAAGTTCCCGTTCCTGGTCAACTATTCCGACCCCGCACCGTCCAACAACACCAAGACCAAGGCCAATTCGTTCAAGTCGAACTTCCTTGTCGGAATCCTTGATTTCAAGCTGTATGTCATTACCGGATACCTGGACAGGGTCACCAACTCGGATTTTGTCGACTGGTTCTACTTCATAGACAGCTATGTCAAGGGAAAGAACCAGGTGTACAGCTTCATTGAGAACAACAAGCTACAGGACCCGTTCTATCAACAGGTCTTCAAGCCTCTTTTCGCCACCGCGAGGGACAAGTTCAAGAAGAACGTCAACATCTCGCCCGACCCGCGCCCAAAGCCTGACAAGTATGCACGCATCGAAGGCAACCTGGAACCGCTCAACCGTGAGGGCAGGATGATCTTCAACATCGCGGAAAAGGACAACCCGCACATGCAACGGCTGGAAGACCAGTTCAAGCTGATCACCCCGCAACTGAGCGCGCCGGCCGACGGCGCCGACTGCATTGAGGGCGCGTACTTCATCTTCAACGAAAAGCTGTCGAGCCTTGCCCAGGACAGCATCAAGACCTTTAGCAAACAAAACAATTCTAAACGCATTTAACCATGTTCCTAACATCTGAAGAAATATTCACTCACCTGTATCCGGAAACGATCACGGCCATCAGCGGCGACGATGACAGGTTGCTTACCGCCGCCATATCGGGCGGGCAGGCAGAAGCCAAAGGCTACCTGCATGCGTTTGACACGGATGCCATCTTTAACGCATCCGAAGAGTCACGTGACGCCTTGCTGCTCATTTGGGTCAAGGACATCGCCGTTTGGCACTACATCAACATTGCCAACCCGTCGGTCGACTACGAGGCCAAGGAGAGACGTTACAACTCGGCCATCGCATGGCTTAAAGGAGTACAGAAAGGCAGCATCGTTCCGGACTTTCCAGTGAGGATAGATGCTACGGGTGCGGTCGAGAACAATACGCAGTTTCGCTTTTCCAGCAACCCAAGAAGAAACCAACATATATGAAAAAGAAAGATGCACCCCAGGCTCCCAAGCTGGAAAGTCCGGCCGCGAGCGCAATCATACAAACCCTTGTCCTACGTCCGGCCAAGATTGAGACAACCGACATCGACGTTTGGAAAAAGGCCGTCAACGGATTTAAAACCGGCAACCGCACGAAATACTACGACCTGTGCGAAAACATACTGGCAGACCCATACCTGTCGGATGCCATTGAAAAGCGCGTGAACGCCATCACCAATGCGGAGATCACCTTCCAGATGGACGGAAAGAACGTCGAGGAAATCGACGATCTGATCGACACCCCCGAATTTGAGGAGTTGATACGGGAAATCGCCCTGAGCAAGGCTTTCGGCAAAAGTGTCATAGAAATGGCATTCCTGCCTGAATTCTCCGTGTTCTCCTATCCGAGAAAGCACATCAAGATCACCAACGTGGACAAGCCGCTGGCGGAACGAAGGAAATATATCGTGGCCAAGGAATCGGACCTGACAGGTTACGACTACACATTGGACGACTTCATCATCGAGGCCGGAAAGGATGATGACCTGGGATATGTATTCAAAGCGGCACCGTACGTGATCTACAAGCGCGGCAATTTCGGAGACTGGGCGCAATTCGCCGAGCTGTTCGGCATGCCGTTCGTGACCGGCAAGTACAGTTCGTACGACACCAACACTCGCGACCAACTCTTTGAAGCCCTGTCGACACTCGGAGGGAACAGGGTAGCGGCCGTGCCCAAAGAGTCGGAGATCGAAGTTCACGAGAACAAGTCCTCCGGTAGCAGCGACCTGTATGCCACCTTTCGCAAGGCTTGCAACGAGGAAATACTTATCGCTGTCCTGGGAAACGTCATGACAACCGTCGACGGATCAAGCAAATCGCAGGCCGAGGTGCATGAGAACGGACAGAAGGACATAACCAAGTCGGACCGCCGCTTTATCCAACGCATCCTTAACCGCAAAATTGTTCCGCTGCTGATCAAGCGCGGTTATAACGTGGCCGGTGGATTTTTCACCTTTCCGGACGGAGGAGAGCGCATCTCGACCAAGGAGCGCGTCGACATGGCCCTAAGCCTAAAGAAGCAAGGCATAGCGGTGAGCGACGATTACTTCTACGAGATCACCGGCATACCCAAGTCCGAAAAAAAAGATCCCGATCCGAGCGGAGGAACTGACGCAAAGCCCCCGACAACCAAGGAAGCCGGAAAGGACAAAACGGTTGCGGTGGATAAAACCAAGGATGAGATCAAGAACGATGACCACGGATTTTTCGTCAAACTGCTTGAACGTTTTTTCGGCTACGCCCCGACGCTAAGGAGCGGGGCATATCAGAACTGGAGCGGGAGATCGACCAGCAGTACCACGATCACACTTGCGGATGACTACACGATCAACATCGACCAGCTGGTCAACCAGGCCATCAGGGATATTTATGGGGGAAAGGCCGATGAGCTGATCAACGCCAAGCTGTTCCAGGCAACGAACGTTCCCCTGCAACATGCGGTGAATACGTCGCTGGCTCCGATCAAGGAGGATCATTCCGACTTTGTCAAGCAGTTCAAGACCAATACGGCCGTATTTGCTGCTTTCAAGAACCATCAGCAGACTAAGGAGATGGCCGCCATGATGATTGACGAGAATGGCAAGCTACGACCTTTCTACAAATTCAAGAAGATGGCCCTGGAACTGTCGGCCAAGTACAACATCGAATGGTTGCAGACCGAATACAACACGGCTGTGAAGGCTGCGCGCATGGCTGCCAACCTGAAAAAGTTCAAGCAGTCGGCCCATCTGTACCCGAATCTGGAATACATCGAGAGCGTATCTGTCCATCAGCGCGCCCTGCACCTGACATGGGTGGGAACCATCCTACCGATCGATCATGAGTGGTGGAACGAGCACATGCCGCCCTCCGACTGGAATTGCAGCTGCGGCGTCCGACAGACGGACAAGAAGCCGACCGAGGTGCCCGAAGGTGACGCCAATCCCGCCTTCAGAAACAATGCCGAGAAGACAGCCGAGTTCGTGAACATCAAGCAGACACCCTACTATCAGCATACGGAGGAAGCTGTCAGGAAGGATGTCGTCGCATCGGCTATGACGATGCTGAGGGCGGCAGAAAAAACACAGCTGAAGACTGAGGTTTACAAAGGCAAGAAGGGCGGGAGCCTGGAGATCGTCAAGCAAAACAAGAACGAGTTCAAAAAGAACGTCGAAACCTACAAGCAGCTTGCCGATCTTGGTGGGAAATACTCCTTGCTGCCGGAAACCTCCGGAGTAAAGAATCCGGACGCCTTCAACCACAAGACCGGCATGTTCTCGGACGCCAAGCACCCGATCACCAAGAGCGGGTCGCATGCCATACAGAACAGTGTCAAATCGGCATCCAGACAGCATGCCGAGGAGGTGGTCATCAGGCTGGAGGGCGCCTACACGTCAACGGAACTGTACGAAGGCCTGAAAGCAGCCCTCCAGGCAAATCGCGGAACGATCATTAAGTCCATCGTGCTGATCAGGAAAGGTATGGGACCCATCACCCTTGATGCGGCGAAGCTACGTACACGGTTTGGCAATAAATAAGCGAGGGAAAATACGTTGCCGCATCTTCCCTCGCTGGGGGAGTGAACTCCCTTAAAAGGGAATATCTCTCCATTAGGCTACAAATATAATGCTTTAAACAGCGTATTATCAACATTTAAAGGACATTTTTATGGATATCGCCGATTTTTCAGAAGCTTTCGCCAAAAAGATGGAGGAAGTCACCCAATTCGTACAGGGTGAAGATATCAAGGACATCATGGGTGTGGAGGCGGTCAACCACTTCAAGGAGTCATTCAAAAATGAGGGATTCACCGACAACTCCCTGGAAAAGTGGAGGGACGTGAAAAGACGCGATCCGGAATCGCCGTGGTATGGCCGCTCAGGACAGACCGGAAAATTCTCTGAGGCCAGGACGGCGGCCAAGATACTGACCGGTGAGACCCAGGAACTGCAAAGCTCCATATCTTACGACCGGACGGCCGAAGGCGCCAGGATAACCAACGCGGCTCCATACGCCTCGGTCCACCAGTTCGGGATCTCGGATGGAAAGGCGTTCGGGAAATATCCGTTCACCTTGCCGGCACGTCCATCCATGGGCAAGTCCGTCATATTGAAGCAAAACATTGAAGACAAGATCACCACCCAAATCAAACAAATACTCACCAAATGAAGACAATCTACATGGCCGTCATGGCGCGGCTTAAAGACCAGGTACCGGAACTTAAGTGGATAGACCTGGACACGGGACAACTGGATGTGAAAACCGACCGGCCTGCAGTACTGTTCCCCTGCGCGCTCATAGGCATCGCCGTTCGCCCCAAGCGAAACATAACCGACACCATTCAGGAGTGCGACGCCGTTATTACCGTACGCCTGGCGTTTGATCCGAAGACCAACCGGTCGAACGGCGAAGCGACGGAGGAAGTACGGGCCAAGTCGCTGGCCCTGTACGACACCATAGCCGACGTTTACGCCGCCCTTCAAGGGTACAGCACTGACAACTTCGATTCACTCTGTCGAACCGAACAGGGCAAGGAAAACAGCGTCAACGGCTATTTCCAATACAAGATCGTATTGAAGGCAGGTTATGAGGACAACACCGCCGATAAATGAGAAAAGCCCCGATTTTGGGGCTTTTCTGCTGTTGGAGACGGAGAAAGATATTTTTTGCATATCAGAATAGTTCAAGTTGTTTCTTCTTTTCCTCCTCGAGTTTATCAATGAGCTCCAGTTCACGCTTGGCATTTATGGATAGGTAATTGTTATAAGTTGATTCGGAAATATGGTATTGGGCGGAGACAAGATTTCTATAAATCCAGACCTGCGCTGCTCCCCGCTTTTTGGCGGCAAGGACGATGGTCTGGATTTCTACGATTTTTCTTAACAGATTCTTCTTGTTGTATGCCATGTTACCGAAAACTTGCTATATTTGCAGAACCACCAGCAAATAAGGGCTTGATTGTTTTCGGACAAGACGGCCTTTTTTTTATTCGATATTGTCGAACTCTCCAGGATTAGGACCTTGTACAACCGATGTATGCCATAGGTCACTTCCCGCTCCATCCGTGATGATTTTAAGATTACAGCAAGTTTCTGACCATTGGGCGACAACAACGGCGGGCAAGTGATCATTTACGTTACCATGTTGCGACAATAATTCTCTGTCAGCTTCGGTCGTATGATATACAACCATTTTTCCTAAGTTTGTTTTCATAATAAAAAGCCTTTACAAAGCCTGGCCAGGGCTTGATGTTACCACCTATCTGATATTATTAAGTTTCCAGCCTCATATTCTTCTGGTACAAGCATCTGAGGAATATTCAACTTATCAGCTTTAGCGCGAAGCTTACGTTTACGGGTGTCGGACAACCGTGCCCAACAACGGTGTAACGGTTTCATGTTACGTTCGACTTCTTTTTTCTGGCTTTCTTCAGCCGGTTTGTAGAACTCAATGGTGTTGCGCATCTCAAGCGTGACAATGTTGTACACGAAAGCTCTGATAGTGGAGGAAAGTTTTGATTTCTTTTGCAGGATCAACCGAAATTCATCTGCCAGGTCGTTAGGATGGAGTTTGCCGCTATCCTTTAGGCAATCAAATGGATGTCGACGGATGCGGGTGTCAATCTCAGCCTGATGCGCCTTATGTAACATATCGGTGCGATTCTGTTCGATTCTCCTGATATGATCACTAATGTTTAATCCGAATTTTGGATCATTCAAGACATCATCGACCGTATTAAATTTTGTATTCATCTTTTTTGTTCTGTTTTATTAGTGTGAGCCGGCATTTACTCCAGCGTACTTTTGAAGGACGGTATTGGCCGCGATCAGCGCAGCCGACTGGCGCTCCAGTATCTCGTTTCGTCTCGATAGTCGTGCGATTGCTCTATCCTTGACTGCCAATTCGCGCTGGAACCGGTTGCAAAACCGACCATCCGGCAGCCGAACATAGTCTTTGCCGGTTTTAATGTTTGTATCTGGAAACATATCTAGTTGTTCGGGCATGGGTCATTCATTTTTGAGAAAACAATGTCATAATCCGATCCTTAATCCTGGCTGAAGAATGTTCGTGTTCTTCAAGGAAACGACTGGCAACCTGGGAGCCGGTGTCGTTGAAGATTTGCCTGATCCGATAAGATTCCACCGACATGGTCTCCAGTGCTGAGAGCAGCACCATGACCTGTACGTCCGCCGGTAAATCGAATAGGCTTTCAATGTCCATTTAATCGCAGTTTAAAGGCGCTTCAAACTCAGGCTCCTCGCCGCCCAGATATTGATCGAAATTCTCACAGCTGATAACGTTGTCCAATCCAACACCTACACCGAACTCAATATCAGGAG